GGTCGTTGGCACTGCGCTTGGGCGTTTGCAGCGGGACAATCTTTCCAATCTTCTCGCCAAACCGCTCAATCAACTGGTCCCGCGTCATGTACACACGCCGGGCCACCCATCGCACTTCGTCCCACGTTCGCGCAGGCGAATAGAAGAAATCCTTCCAGTAAACGTAATCGCACGGCGCGTCTTCCTCGACGATCCGCTCGAATTCCTGCTCCGGCGCAATCTCCTCGCCCGTCACCGGGTCAAGTTCTGCCGGCAGCATCTCAACTTCGGTTTCAACCTCGTAACGCAGCCACACCTGGCCCATGCCCACCACGAGCCAGTCTTCGATACCGCGGCGAATCGCCGAATCCCACGAAGACACCTGATCGTCAAACGAACGGTTCAGCAAACGCTGCAGGACCGTACCAGCTACTCGCGCCGCATCGTCCTCGGCATCAAGAAATGCGCGGCTTACCGCCGCCTTCGGGGGACGAGCATAAAGGAGCGAAAGCAATACCTTCATGCTAGACCAGAACAGGTTTACTCGAGACTCGCCGTCAGCCCATTCGTCGCGTTTGTCCAAGTACCGGCGAGTGATCTTGTCAGCGTCGTCGTGGAACTTCTGCAGCTCCTTCTTCGACGCCTCAATTTCCGTTGCCCAACGCTGGGCCATGCCTTGCGGCGTGTCGGAAAAGTCGCGACTTGACTCAATTCGCTCGGAATTTTCCATCAACCTAACCTACCGCTCTTGCTTGGCTGACAATCCCACACGTCATCGAGACTGAACCTGTAGGTCGTATCCCGACGTGGCGCGATATTAACATCACCTCTTGACAAATTGGAAGAAACCGGCTTCGCGGCGATAGACAAATATCGAAACGCATCCGCAGCGTGGCTATGCTGGTCGTGTTTCGGACGATTGCGGTAGGTCTGCGTCTTCTCGTCCCACTCGCGCATGTACCCGCGCAAGTGTTCAACGCCGTCGTATGTCGCCTTTTCGTCAAAATAGCACTTCGGCAGCGTCAATCGCGCAGCCTCAATGCCATCCTGCAGCGACAACTCCGGCACTAGGCGCGGAGTAATGCCCGAAAGCAGAAACTGCTCGATGATCGACTTGCCCGTCTGCAGGCTCTTGGCCTTGGCGTCATGCGGCAGGTAGACGTTGCCGACTTTGTACGGCCGGCTCTTCACCCAGTCGATGTAATACTGGATCGGCTGGCCGTCGGCCTCGAAAAACTCCACGATTCGGTACCCATCGCGAGTCGTCTGCCAACCCCACCACGAGCAGCTGTCCGTAAAGCCCAGGTCCGCCACCAAATCGACGGTAAAATCGGTGTCGATTGTCAAATTCTTGACACGCCCCTGCTCATACGCCTCGCCGATCAGCTTCGCGTAGTAAGCGCCAGGGATGGCAGCGTCGAACGAAATCTCGTATTCCGTTGCATACGCCTCCTCGGTCATCTGTGCCTTGGCGTCACGCAACTCGTCGGGGTGCAAAATGCCCGTCTTGCTGGCTGGCAGCTCGAGCAGAACGTGCGTTTCGGGGTTGAGCCTCGCCTCCTCGCGCATCTGCCAGAAAAAGTTCTTTCCAGCCGGAGTCCCGGCGAATATTGCCCATCCGCGCCGATCACTGAGACTCGGTCTCAACACGGAATACCAGGCGCTGGGGCGAATCTGCCCGACTTCGTCCAGCACGACGCCGTCGAAGTACATGCCTCTTAGCGCATCAGGGTTGTCTGCGCCGGCGACGTAGATCGTACTTTCGCCGCCGTGGCCGTTCTTGATGACAAGCTTCAGTTCACTCTCGTTCGGCGGCTTGGCCCACAGCGGCTTCGTCAAATCCTTCAAGTATCCCCACGCCACCTTCTTCGCCTGGTCACGAAACGGTGCGAGATACGCAAACTGCGGCTTGTCCAAAGCGTTTTCGATGGCCCCAATCACCAAGTCCGCACACATCGCAACAGTCTTGCCAGCACGGCGGTGAGCAATCACCACCGCCCAGCGTTTGCTGCGCTTGTGCAGGGGCAGGAATACGTCGCGAGGGCGGTAGTCGTTCAGGTCCATGTTGTTATTTTGTCAACGGGCTAAAATCGAAACGGGAGAGAGGGGGGAGGGGACCCCCTATTCACTGCCACCCCCACCTGCCGATTCGCCAGGGGATGGGGGGTCGGCGCTGGGATTTTCGGGCAATTCCGTGGTGTGCGGTGTGTCAATCCTAGTGTCCGCGTCAAGTATCAGTGACTTAGGCGCGGACTGTGCCGTCACTGTGACCGGACTTACGTCACGGCCGTTAAGCCATCCAAGATTGATCGTCACTCCGCCCACGTTGCCCTGTAGCGTCAGCGGCAGGGCCTTAGCAACCATGCCGGCGAATATTTGCCGGTCCTGAACCCCGCCGTTTGCACGTTCCAGCAGCCAGGCTGTAAGGCCCTTCCGGCCCTTCGAATCGGTCACCTCACGCGTGGCCTGCTCGATGGCCTCACGGATGCTCTGCGTCACCTTATTTGGTATGCCTTTGCGCCGGCCCGTTGGGGTTGGAACCCCATTTAATGGGCTGACCGGCCGTGGCCCGGTTTTGGCCGTAACTTTTTGGGTTGTTTGCGCTGCATCCATGCGCCTGAACTTTATCCGCAGTGTGGATAGAAACGCAACTTGTCGTGATTACCCATTGCATATCACAAACCGTTTGCGATACCGTCTCAAGTGTAGTGAATTGCACTACACCAAACGAGACAAACCATGCTTCTTAACATCGATGCAAACCCCAAAACGATTAAAGGCCAGCGACGCGGATATATGACGGCCGTCCTTTACCTATCGCCTGCCGATTCGTCTAACGTGCAGCTCTGTCCAGTATCCAATGTGGCCGGATGCGTCGCGTCGTGCCTCAATACCGCGGGCCGTGGCGGTATGGCGGCAGGCAACGCCACATTCATCGCGCCGAATGGTCAGGCCTTGCCGGATAACACCGTGCAACGCGCCAGACTGCGCCGTACCGAATGGTTCAATACTGATCAGGCCGGATTCATGGCTGCATTGTGCGACGAGATCCGCGCATTTGTGCGGAAGGCCAAACTGCGACGATTGGTGCCTGTCGTCCGATTGAACGGCACATCGGATATCCGCTGGGAGTCTGTCGCATGTGGTGAGCATGCAAACGTGTTTGCGGCATTCCCTCGCGTGCAATTTTACGACTACACCAAAATACCTAACCGCCGCGTCTCTGGTATCCCAAACTATCACCTGACGTTTTCATATTCTCACCGCTCGGAATATGCGCCGATCGTTGCTAAGGCCTTGACGCATTATTCCGATGCCGTGTCATTTTCCGTCGTGTTTCGTGGCGCCATGCCGGCCTACTTCCTAGGCCGGCCTGTCATCAACGGCGACGAATCAGACTTACGTTTTCTCGATCAGCCTGGCGTCGTCGTGGGCCTTACCGCTAAGGGGCGTGCCAAACGCGATACGTCCGGATTCGTCGTGAGGGTTGCCGCATGAGCCGCGACGACAAGCAACGCCTGGCCATCCTCGCCGCCATCCTCGCGGCCCTATATGCCTTCACCGGCTGGGTGGAACCCTGCGACGGCCATTCATGCGCAAACGATCAACCAACCATCACGGAGTAACAACCATGAAACGCAAACAACACCCAATGCCTAGGCATGCCCGCGCCGACGTCGCCACATTGCTGGCGGCTCTGTCTGTGGCCGACACCCGCGAGTCTGTCGATGCGGATGGCAACGTTGTGGACATCATTTGGCTGGAGCTTGGCGAGGACATGTTCCGCACCCTCTCGCCGAGGGATAAGGAAACCGTATTGCGCCGTGCTGAAGTGTTGCTCGAGATCCTGCACCTTACCCGCTTGCGCTAGTCAATCCTGGCAGACGGCCGGCCTTGAGCCGGCCTTCTTTTCGCCTGTCCGTCCGTCCGTCCGTCACAAGGGTCTTGCGTCCGCGCAGGGGTACTACGTACCCCCTGCGACGGGCTGCGACGCTACCCAATTTTTTCTGGACGGTTTGCGACGCCTTGCGACGTTTTGCGACGCTCACACCATAACCTATTGATTGCTAATTGCTTTTTTCGCCTTCAGCCACGGCGTCAATTTTGCGACGCTGCGGACGTTTGTAACGCAAGCGTCCGCTGTTGCATGCGACCAACAACTATTTTTTTGCCATTTTTGTGACGCTGATTTGTGAAATTTTACAGAACTATTTTGCAGTGTTTTTCGGCTTATCCGCTTGGCGGATGCGCAACCCGATTGCGATGGACAGACAAGCCGTTAGCGGTTATTTTCGCCTGGGTGTTGTGATTATCGCGAGGTGTTGTGCCATGACGATTATCGACCGTGAAAGCCCGGCGGGGGCCTGGCAGCGTGAGCTGGATTACAAACTCGACACCGTCGGCAAGTTGTGGAGTGAGATTTACGACTTGCGCCAGCGGATCAAGGATTACATGGCCGACATTGCCAAGCTTGAGGCGGAAGTCGCCGAGTTGCGCAAATTTGCGCATGACGCATGGGTGAGGGAACCGTAATGCCAGTGGGAGGAATGCCGCCGCCTAGTTTGCGGCAATTGCTGTTTGTTTTGTTGGTGTTGGCCGGTGTCGTCGGCATCCCGCTGGCGGTGCTTGGCTGGCTGATTGTGACGGTCGTGGAGTGGTTGCGATGACCACACTACGCGAAGCCGCACAACAGGCGTTGGAGGCGTTGGAGTATTACCGAAGCGGCGAAGACTACCAACCAACCCCAGCAAGTGAAGCCATCACCGCCCTCCGCACTGCCCTCACCGTCCCGAAGCAGGAGCCTGTGGCGTGGATGGTTTACACGCTCGATGGCAAGTCAGTCTGCGTGACCGACAACCCTGACGATTTTACCGATCAACATAGAGCATTGCCACTTTACACCGCCGCGCAGGAGGTGCCGCGATGACCCGCGACGACATTATCCGCATGGCGAGGGAGGCGCATATGCACCACATGGCGTGGGACGACGATTACATTGAAGGAACTGAACGCTTCGCCGCCCTTATTGCCGCCGAGAAGGACAAAGAGATTGAGCGGCTGCGAAAGGTACTAAAGAAACTGGAATACTTCAGCGATGGCACCATCAGGCGATACCCTACTGAATCTGAAGTGGAAGCCGCACGACAGGAGCAACCGCGATGACCCGCGACGACATCATCCGGCTGGCGCGAGAGGCGGGATACCCGGACTACGCCATGGGATTGGCAAGCGAAGATGCTTGGCAGAAAACTGAACGCTTCGCCGCCCTCGTTGCTGCCGAGAAAGAGCAGCAGATGACCCGCGACGGCTGGCGACAATGCGCCAAAGGGCAAAGGACGACGCAGTTTTGTGGGTTGCTTGACGCTGCGGTGAAAGCCGAGCGGGAGGCCTGCGCTAGGATGGTTGACCACATCTTGAAAGAGGGTGGTGGCACCTATGGCAAAGCGATTCGGGCGAGGGGTGAGCCATGACCCACCGCTGCTCCGACTGCAAGGCCGAGTTCGAGAAGCCGTACGTGCAGGAGCATACGGATCTGATTGCGTACGGCAGCTGCGTGAGCAGCGAAGTGACGCACGTCACGCACCACTGCCCCGAGTGTGGCTGTGAAGACTTCGACGAGATCGAAGAGACAGAGGACTGCGAAGAGTGATCGTGGAGCTGAACGAACTCGAGCAGGCTCTGGCGCGGGATCTGGCCACGCGACGGCACAGCACGAGCCGTGCTGAGGGGCTGAAAGATGCCCGGCGCGGGCCAATGTCGGCTGAGGAAGTTGACCTGGAAGGTGCTGGTGCAGAGCTGGCCTTTTGCAAACTCGCAAACGTCTATCCCGACACGGGCGGACAGCCACGGCCAGAGGATTGCCACCTGGCGGACGGCCGTAAGGTGGACGTCAAGGCGACGAAGCACGAGAACGGGCATTTGATTGCCGTGCGGTGGAAGAAGCCCGGCGCGGTGGATATTTACGCGCTGGTCGTCGGCAAATTTCCGAAATACCGCTGCGCGGGATTTCTGCCCTCGAGTGAGTTACTGCGCGATGAGAGGCTGAAGAGTTTCGGGCGGGAACCCGCCTACGCTGCAGAGCAGGACGAACTGCAGCGGATTGAAGAGCTATTGGGGGATTGAATGACAGAGCAAACCAAACTCGCCGTGTTGCGCGAAGCCGTCGACCGTGCGGATGCACATGCCGCGGTGCAGGCGAGGCTAGTCGAGGCACAGCAGGTACTGATCGACACGCTGCAGCTGCGCATCAAGCGCCTGGAGAGTGAGTTATCAGAGGCACGGTCGGTGATATGAACTGCCCGTCGTGCTTGGGCCGGTTGTGGTTACGCGACTGGCAGGGTGAATTCTTCAAGTGCCTGGACTGCAATGGCACAGGCGAAATACACAAAGAGGTGAAACATGAGTTGGCTCCTGTGGTCGATCTTGCTGCTGCCCGTCGCTTACGGGACCGTCGTCGCTTTAAAGCGGTGGGTCCGAAGCCTACTGGTAACGACGCGGCGTGAGTGGCGTCAAGTGCCGCCGCCGAATTGGGCCTGCTCGAGGCGTCGTACTGGGGGACTGTACTGGTGAATGAGAACGAGACCGTCGCAGCACAGCTGCGCGAGTATTTCAGTCAGTTGGGCAAGAAAGGTGGCGCAAAGCGTGGCGAGACGAAGCGACGCGGTGACGCGGAGTATTACTCCCGCATCTCGAAAATGCGCAAGCCCAAGGTACGGCCGGAGACGGACCCGCCGGTGGAGGCGACATGATCGAGTCATTTGTCATCATGGGCCACACGATCAAAGTGCGATACGGTCGTGTGCCGAAGGAGGCGTGGGCCTGGTGGAGGCCCGATCACAAAGAAATCGTGCTGTCACCGCGGCTGAAGAAGCAGCCTGACAGCCACGTCCAGCACACGCTGATTCACGAGGTCGTGCATGCGGTGCTTGACACCATCGGCCGTGAGGATCTATCGCAGGATGAGCAATTCGTCGACCTGTTATCGAATGCGATGCACCAAGTGGTGCTGACGGTCAAATTCGCTTCCACTTCGCAACCCCCGCCGGCCGAATAAGCCGCTTCTCCTGCAGCGTCGTCATCGTCCGGCTCCACACTTGGCGCCGGCTGCTCGGATTCTCGACAAGGCTGTTCACCGCCTCGCGCAGGGTAGGCTCATCGACGATAACGCCTTCGGGCAGCAGGCCGACAATCGCCTGCTCATACTGGTTGAGCTTAATTGCGGATTCCTTCACGGCCTTGACGGCATCGTGCCAGCCGGCGACGAGGCTCGAGATCTCCTCGCCGTCTTCGTCCTTGTCAAGTACCTCGCGGTGAAGCTCGAAATACTGCGCGGTGAGTTTATCTCCATCCTTCTGTTTGATAACCTCGACTTGCGCAGCCAGCGCCTCCGCATTTGGGCGAAAGCAACCAAGCAAGAAATCCAGATTAGCGGTGATTGCAGACGACCCACGGGGGCGTTCGGCTGCGGCATGACCGGTGTGGTGGATCACCACGACGGTTGCGTTGAATGCGGCTCGAAGATGCGTATTGAGCAGCCGCAGATAGGCTGCGATGTCGGTCGAGCTGTT